TTACCTTCTTCAACTGCTTTTTGTTTAGCAGCTTCTAATCTACGTTCAGCCAATGCTTGACGATTGGTTGGTTGTGGTTTCTCACCACTGTTTTGCTGTCCACTACCTTGTGGTCCAGATGCTTGTTGTTGACCACCACCTTCAGGTTTCTTCTCAGCCTGTTGACCACCATCTGGCTTCTTTTCACCTTGTGGCTCTTGACGAGCCATTTGCTGTTGAGGTGCTGGTGCGGGTTGCACTAATTGAACTGGTGCTTGTGGTGCGGCTGATGTGTTTGTTGTAGTTGTTGGTGCAGCAATTGTTTTGTCTACTGTTGCATCACCAGTTGCTGATGCTGTTGTAGAAACTGTGCCATCACTGCTTACGGTTCCTGCGCTAGTGCTAGGTGCATTAGCAGCAACAGTACCAGCGGTGGCAACAATGCTAGCAGTACCCTGTTCCTCGAGAACCATTTTGGTAGCATAAGCAGTAGAATAATTAGGACAAAGTCTATCATAGAGTCCATTCAGAGAACATTGTTGATTGAAATACGCCTGAGCATAACCTGTACATCCAACATCATACAATGGGTTCAATGTACATTGTTGAACATAGTAAGCATCAGCATAACCTTGACAGTCAGTCATATAAAGTGGATCAAGAGAACACTGACGATCGTGATACGCCTGTTCATATCCTGGACAAGCAGTAGAGTATAATGAATCAAGAGAACATTGGTAACTTAAGTAAGCTGCAGCGTATCCTGGACATCCAATATCGTATAGCGCACTAATAGTACACTGTTGAGAATAATAAGCTGCAGCGTATCCTGGACAACTAGGACTACTTAATGGATTTGAGTAACAAAGATTAACTTCAGTTCCAGTAAAACTAATTACTGAACCAGCAGTATATGGAAATACATTTCCTGGTCCATTATAGTATTGACTAAATTGTCCAAGAGCTAAATTACCAGCGATACCAGTAGTTACGTTATGATTCTGAACATTTATAGAATCATGTTGAATTCCAATATAACCAGTTGGCTTAAGTGTAATGCTAAACGTGTTTAAATTGTTGGTGCCAAATTCATTAACATTTTCCCATCCATACTTCATATAAGAAGTGTTGCCTTGAGTATAAAATTTAGCATTGGCGTTTGCTTGAATCAAATCAGTTTGTAATCCATAGATTGCAAAATTCCATGCAGATCCTGGATTGTTGCTAAGGTTAACGCCATCACAACAGAAACTATTCCAATGCGTAGTTGGATCTAAGAAACCAACAACACCGTTACTGAACATGTATGATTGAGTGTAGACGTTACCATAAAATGGAAATCCAAACTGTAGAGCAACTGGAACCCAACCATCATCAGGAATACTATAGTATGTTTTAGGATCAGAACCGTATGTTAGCTTTAAGTATGGATCTTTTACTTGTGGTCCATAGTAACCTGCCCAGAAACGAGAGTCTTTGCCTGTAATAGACATACTCGCATTACCTAGGTTTGCTAGTTCATATGGATTGGTGAATGTTTGAGTTTGATCGAACTGTTGCCAAGCTGCATTCTGAGTATTGAATGTGTGGTTGTATGAGTGAAGTGTAGCGCCAGTATTACTAGTCACATTCACATTCATACTTAATGTGCCGTATGAATCAGCACCATTAAGATACGACATACCATACTGAACACCATTTACTTGAATACCACTACCCTGCAATGCGTTATTGATTGCTATTGTTGTTGCGATAGTTCTTTGTGTGTAACCAAAGTAGTATGTGTTAGTCGAAGAGTTATAACCAACACTACTGCCACCAGTTAATCCTCCTGGAGCAGTAGCATTAACTGTAGATGTTAGTGGAGAAGTTATTAAGTTGGCTGTAGTGCCATTTTGACCAGAAACAGTTTCAGTTACTGTACCAACCTGTGCTTGTGGAGTGATGATGTCCGCACTCCACACAGCTACAACTGTGAGCATCCAATAAAAGAATACTACGAGATGGCGTAGCATTTACTGACATCCGTATCTGGCCTTGACTACAGGATCAGAGCCAGAATAAGCAGGACAGAGGGGATTTGCCACCAAAGTTGGTTGGGGTTTGACTGGAAAGGTATCTGCATTTGACTTGCTTACAGTCGCCTGCGCCTCCTTGTCACCTTCTTTCTTACCTGTTTCTCTTACTGGTTCTTCTTTAGCTTTTTCGGGTGTTTGTTTTACGATGTCTCTTTCGTTAACGCGACCGCGTTCAATCCAAACCTGTTTTGCTTGCTCACCAATCTTACCTTGAACTGGGCATGGTGTACCAGCATCAATCATTGCCTGAAAAACTCTATCATCTTGGCACAAGGTAGCAACTGCTGCTACTTTCATACCCATATCATAAAGATTTTTGGAAAGTTTAATTCTTTCACAGTTCATATCTCTAACTGTACCACCCATAGAGATACCAAGAATTTGTGTTTGTACTGCACCAGATGCTGCTGTGGCACAAACGTCGTTGTTAATTACTGTTACAGCTGGAGCCACCGCTGTTGGTGGGGGTGAAATAACCCTAGTTGTTGAATCAGATTTTGTTGTGCTGTTGGATGTCGAATCAGTTACGATTGGGTCTACTGCCCATACGTTTAATGTAAACATAGCAAAAAGCACGCTTGTGGCGACCTTTTTGTACATTTTTATACCTCTGGATAACAATGGGCAACATTACCCATTGACTACTATTTAGGGTTTGGCTTATTTAAGTTATCAACTTCTTGTTCAATCTCACCAATTTTACCTAAAAATGATTGAATCTTACGTTTCTTTTCTTGTTCTAATAATTCAGACTCAAACCTACCAAGTTCTTTTTCTGGCGGTTCTTGGTTAACACGTTTATATAACTCAGGTTCCCAATCTTTCTTTTGTACAGAAACTTGTTCTTCAAATAATAGATCGTCTTCAGTTTCAATAACTTTAGGTTGTTCTTCAATAATTTCTTTCTTTTCTTGCTCTGTTGGTGGTTCTCCAACGTCAGCAATCCAAGCATCAGGTTTAATTTGTTCTGGTTCTGGAAAGTCTTCAGCTTTTTCTTTATTAAAGAAATCAGTCCAAGTTGTGTTGTTTTGATTGCGTAAGTTCCAGTTAGCTGCTACTAAAAGTAAAACAGCTAATGGATCAAAAACCGCAACAATCATTAATATGACTATGCGGACTGCTTTTTCGAGGAAGTCTGCGTCTTGGGCTTCTTGACCGTAGATGAGTTGCGCGATGTATTTGATTGGTCCGACTTCGGCTTCGACTTTTCTGACTTCGCTTGCGACTGGTGCGCGTTCCTCTTGTAGTTGCGCGATCTTGGTTTGCGCTTCTCCGATTTCGGCAAGGATTCTTGCTCTATCTTTCTGTTGTGCTCTACGGATGGCGACGCTTCTTTCGGCACCTCTTGCGTCAGTTGTTCTGCTGAGGGTTTGATTAACTTGCTGATCCAACTGATTAAGTTCTTCACGAGCTGCATTTAGGTTTTCCTTTTCTGTTTTTATTTTCTCATCTATCAAGGACAACTTAGCTGCTGATTCACCCGTTGGTACTGCTTGATCCAAGTGAGCCTTTGATAGATAACCAAAGATACCCATTGACGTTAGCATCATCAATACCACCAACGCAATAGTAAAATAGACCGTCATTAATCTTGGGACTTCTTTCCAGTTACGATATAACCATGAAGCCACGACTAACTTCGATACTTCTAATAGAGAACCCATGATGAAAATAGGAGTCGCAGCTGCGGCAAAGATAGCCACTAAACCCATGATTGAGTAATAAGCAGCTACTGCGGATAGTCCAAGTGCGGTTGCGAATAGTATAATTGACATCATAGTTTGTTTAAAATATGCGAGCCATGAATACGACACATAATGTTATTATTGTAGTAATCAGTAGTCTCTAATACCTTCCTTGTAAATTGTTCTCTAGCTTCAATGTATGAACACTCTGCTTTAGATTTACAGAAAAACAAAATCTCTCGGGTGAACTTATCCTTCCCAAGAGCCTCTATATCTTTATTTAGTTCGTTGCTCGAACCATAGTATTCGAGCCAATCGGAATCTATTTTACTACGAATTTTCTTTTTCTTTTTAGTACCGTTTTTAAGAGTAACGGTCTTGTAGGATGTTCTAGAAAATTTGGCTAATTTCTTTCCTACATACTTGCGGTTGTTGGTCAAATTAACTATCAAATATACAAAACCAACACAGTCTTCAGGTAATTCTTTTACTTCTTGCCCTTGATAAATCCACATAGTAAACACCGAAAAGTTATAAATAGTTGTAGGTCGCGGAACGGCAATTCCCACCTACTCTAATATGAAAGGACCATATCAGCATGACTATTTATTGTACTTATCTAACTGTCTATTCTGGCAGTAAACTCCCACCATTTTATATTGGATCGTCTAGCGTTTCTAGAATAGAAAGCGGATACCGAGGAACTGTTTCATCTAAAATATATAAAGATATTTGGAATAAGGAGTTAAAAGAAAACCCTCACTTATTCAAGACTAGAGTTTTAACGAAACACAATACGAGAAAAGAAGCAATAGATAGAGAACTATCTTTTCAGAAAGCATTATCGGTTGTAACATCTACATTGTATATCAATATGGCTTACGCTACGGTTGATGGGTTTTTTGGTGTATCACAAAAAGGATTACCTAAACGCGAGTCAATGCGAAAGAAGTCAATTGGTAACAAAAATGCAAAAGGTAATACTAAAAATAAATCTGAAGAACATAAGATAAAAATTAAAAATGCTCTGACAGGTAAGATAAGATCTGTTGAACACTCAAATTCTATATCAAACGCAAAGAAGGGTGGACACTGGTGGAATGATGGTGAAGGTAATACCACGATGTCAAGGCAGTGTCCAGGTGAAGGTTGGTTTAGAGGAAGAGTTTATTCTTCCTCGTCATAATCTTCTTCTTCATAAATGTCTGCTGAACACACTGGACAGTAAACAATATCCTCAAGTCTTTCATCTGACTTGAGGATAATTTTACCACGTGCTCCGCATTCCTCACACTCGAAATGCTTTGTAGTCATTAGTTCTCCTATTTCTGTATGCCGAAAACGACATAGGCTCTTGATTGTGTTGCTTTAAAGACATATTCACTGTCAGCAGGAATATAAATCAAATCGCCTGGCTCAACGAGCCTCTCATTACCATTAATAGAAAACTCGCTATGACCAATCACGTTCCAAATAATAACATCCGTTTGCGACGCATATTTACTATCAGCTTTTGTAGTGAATGATGGGTATAAATCTGCACCAATAATCTCAACGTTTAAATGTTCGTTTAGATATTCCATGACTGGACGGATTGAATCAATCTGTTCAGCTGCAGGTAATTTATAACTCATGATACTTATAGGTTCTCCAACTTCATTGTCTGCACAATGTTGTAGATAACCAACGACCGTCTCCCATGTAAACGAGGGTTGAATTGCTCTGTTAATTAGAGCAGGGATACCGTTTTCAATTCGGTCGTTTAGTTCTTCAATCACGCCCATACATCACTCCATGTTCCAGTTAGTGCACCCTTAGCATAATCAGTTACACGGTTCTCAAAGAAGTTACCGTGTACAGGTGCGTTAATCATTTCTTCAACCCAAGGTAGTGGGTTCTTTTTCACTTTGAAAATACCCTTTAGACCCATTGAAATTAGACGACGGTCTGCAATGTAACGGATGTATTGCTTCAGTTGTTCTTTGGTGAGTTCACGAGCTTCACCACAGAGGTCAATAAACTTATCTTCAAGTTCAACCATGCGCTCGGCGATAGTGTAGATTCTACTCTTCAGTTCATCGTTCCAGATTTCTGGGTTTTCTTTAATATATGTCTTGAATAGTTGAATCATGTTCTCAGCATGCATCGTTTCATCAACAATAGACCAAGTAACAATTTGGCCCATACCCTTCATCAAACCATGACGTGGGAAGTTTAGTAGCATAACGAAAGAACTAAACAACTGCATACCTTCAGTGAAGGCAGAGAATACAGCGATATGAGTAGCTGTTGAAGCAACGTCACCATTCTTTGAAGAGATTTCAAGAACATAGTCGTGTTTGTCGCGCATCTCTTGATACTCAAGGAACTGGTTATACGTTGTCTCTGGTAAACCGAGAGTTTCAATCAAGTGAGAGTAAGCAGCGATGTGTAGTGCTTCGCGGGCAGCGAAACCTAGTAACATCATACGCACTTCAGGTTGCTTGAAATATGGCAGATAGTTCTTTACATACCCACCAGCAACGTCAATATCGCCCTGGGTGAAGAAGCGGAAGATGTTAGTCAGGAATGCTTTTTCCTCGGCTGTTAATTTCTTCTTCCAATCTTTTACATCTTCAAGCATTGGGACTTCAGTGTGCAGCCAATGTGCTTGTTCATGCTTCAGCCATGCTTCATATGCCCAGGGGTAATTGAACGGCTTAAAATGATTACGGTCATCCGTAATTCTGTGTGCTTTTTTAATCATTATTCTTTATCCAATACTAGTTCTATTCTTTCGTCATTAATATAGACACCTACAACCTCTCGGTATCCCTCGGGGGTGTTCACCACAACTTTAATAGTAGCTTTTGGTTTACGAATCTCACCGCTGGCTTTTGGGTAAAGCGCAGCCCAATATTTTTTGATTTTCTCAGAGATGTCGTAGGCGTCCATATATTATCCTTCGCAGGCTAGGCAGACTGAATCATCACCAGTCATGGCAGTTAAGTCGATTTCTTTAATCACTTCACGTTCAATCTTCTTAGCAACTTTATCTGCCTTGGCGATCTTATCAGAACGACAATAATACATAGTCTTTAGTTTTTCTTTCCATGCCATAAAGTGTACAGCGTGGATATACTTGATATGCGAGTCGGGTCTAAAGAATACATTTAACGACTGCGCTTGGTCTATATATACTTGCCTATCTGCGGCGTGTTGGATGACCCAGCGCTGGTCAATTTCCATAGACGTTTTGAAAACATCTTTTGTCCAGTCGTCCA